TCACGACTCAACAGTTATAGATGTTCATCCTGAAGAAGAAGAAAAAGTATTAGAAATTATTTCTAGTATGAATGCAGGTCTTAATGACTTGATAGCAAAGACTTATAATGTAACTATGAACGTTCCGCTTCTATTAGAAGCAAAAATAGGTCCGAATTGGCTTGACGTAAAGGACGTTTGACGCTATAACTATAAGTTCATTGAACTCATATCGAAAGGATATAAAATGAGTACAGAGTTAAGTATTGCCACAGAACGTGGTGAATCTATTGAACACCTAATGGGAGTAAGTAGCCCTTCTGCTAATACTTCTAGTGGCCCTACACTTGCTAGGCTCACTCAAATTCAAACTTCTTTAAAGTCTGAAGTAGAAATGGGTGGAAAGAAGATGCGTATGGATGTGTTACCTGTAGGCACTTTCTGTTTAAAAGTATCAGAAGATGTTTCTGTTTATGCGGAAACTGTTTCTATACGTGTGTTCCTTCAACGCGAACAGTGGACACGTTGGAACAGTGAACATAACGACATGGAAAAGTCTGTTCTTTCTCAGAATGTAAATCAGGATCTACAAGATAGCACAGGCGGTTTTAATCTTGGTAGACCAGCAGGGTACATTAAAGATTGGGATGCTTTACCTGAAGCAACTAAAGACATTGTTCGTTCTGTAAAAAGAACGAGAGTTGTTATGGGTACTATAAGTATTGGCAACGCCCTAGATTCACATGGTGAGCCAGTTAAAGACATCTATGTAGACGTTCCATTTATCTATGACTTAAAGAATAATACATCTATTAAGAACTTAGATAAAAGTTTAAAGTCTTTATCAAAGCAGAACCTACTTCCTATTATGTCAGAGATAACTTTAAAGTCTCTTACAGGTACACTGCCTAACGGCAATGACTACGGATACTTAGATACAGAACTAGGTTCTAAAATTGATTTGCAAGATTCAGACAATACAACCTTGTCTAACTTTTTAGAAGTTGTTCAGTATACCAATGGTAAGATACTGGATAAGTATAATGAAAAGTCTGATAAGGGTCTGTCTAAAGAAGACGCAGATATTGTAGGGTCTATTGTTGATGTAGAGGCCGTATAATGAACCATCCTGCAGAACTTAAAGTATATAAATTCTTTCAAGATGCTGTTGCAGGTAAAACTTCATTTTCATCTGAGGTGGCTGACTTAGTTGCCTCAGATGTTAAAGCTGCTTTAATGAAGCAATTTGATAGTGGTCCTAGAGATAAGTTTAGACTTAGAATGTCTAACATAGGTAGACCCAAGTGCTAGCTATGGTTTGATAAGAATGATCCAGAGGGTAAAGAGCCACTACCTGCACATTTTATGATGAACATGATGCTAGGCGATATAGTAGAAGCTGTATTCAAAGGCATTCTTAGACAAGCTAAAGTAGATTTTCAAGACAATGAAAATGTTACTCTTAAACTTAAAGACGGAAAGGAAATCAAAGGCGAGTATGACATGATTCTAGATGGAAAGTTAGACGATGTTAAGTCTGCTTCTCCTTGGTCATACGACAATAAGTTTGCTTCTTTTGACACCTTATCTAAAGGTGACGGTTTCGGATATGTATCACAGCTTGTGGGCTACGCAGAGGCCGCAGGAGTGGACGTAGGCGGCTGGTGGGTTGTGAACAAAGCAAATGGCAAGATCAAGTATGTAGACGCTTCTTCTGTAGATAAAGCAGAAGTGCTAGACAATATCCAGGATACTGTTGATTACATAGATAATGATGAACCTTTTGAGCGTTGCTTTGAGCCAGTTAAAGAAACGTTCTACAAGAAAGAAACAGGTAATAAGATACTACCAAGAGACTGTACTTTCTGTAGCTTTAAATTTAAATGTCACAAGGGCTTGCAAGCTAGACCTAGTATACCTAGTAAAGCTAAAGAGCCACCTATTCAATATTACACTCATATAGCAGGAGAGCAGCTAAATGCCTAAACTAACTATAGACGAAACCATTTACTATACAGATAACTTTAACGAAGAGCAGAACAAGGCTTGGCAAGAATTGCAACATACTCAAGCGGAAGCTAATAGGTATGAGTATTTGCAAAAAATGCTTGTAAGTAAAGTGCAGTCTTTGGCAGGTGACATAGCTAGATTAGCTACTCCTGAACCTGCACCAGAACCTGATACATATGAAGAAGATCTTAAAGCAGAAAAAAAGAATGCCAAAAAGCAAAAGAATTAAAAGAGGCCATGTGTCTCGTAGATATAGAAGTGGTCTAGAGAAAGAGACTGCTTCTTATCTGTCTACTCGACAAAGGGCAGTAAAGTATGAGCAACTTAAAATCGAATGGGAGGATCTTAGGTATAGAACCTACACTCCTGACTTTGAGTTAGACAATGGTATTATAATTGAGACTAAAGGATTATTTGATTCTGAAGATAGACGTAAGCATGTTGCAATTAAGCAACAGCATCCAGAACTTAATATAAGGTTTGTCTTTTCTAATGCATCAGCTAAGTTATATAAAGGTGCTAAGTCTCGCTACTGTGAGTGGTGCGATAAAAATGGATTTCTCTGGTCACACAGAATAATACCTGAAGCTTGGTTAAAAGAAAAAGGAACTCGTTTAAAAACAAATAGAGTAATACTAAAAACAGTAAGGAGAGACTAATGAGCTATACCTTAGAAGATGATGAAGTAGGAATAATACTTAAACCTTTATACCCTAAAGGTAAGGATACTTGGGAAGGTGACGTAAGTACAAATATAATAATGGCAGGTAAAGCCACTAAAATTGAAAGTGATGTAAAGTATGATCTTTTAAATATCATAACCCTTATGTCTACTTTCTTAGATTACGTACATCAAAACCCTGACGTATTAGAAGACGTAGAAAACTATAGAGACTATTTATTTGAGCAAACTTTTCAAGAAGATCTTAAACAAGCATATACTACAGAAGAAGGTTCTAATGTAGTTAAATTAAATATATTTACGAAAACAAGAGGCAATGCGTAATATGATAAACACTAAACTTTTTGTTAGAGGTGCTAAAAAAGATAACCTAGCACATTTAAAATTTGAGTATGATCCTGTAAACAAACCTGCTCACTACAATATGGGTGGTATTGAGTGTATTGATTATATCAAACAAGTATTAGGTCTTGATGGTTTTATATCGTACTGTCACGGTAACATGATTAAGTATCAACACAGATACAGGTTTAAGACTAAACCAGTTGAAGATATGAAAAAGGCACAGTGGTATTTAAACAAGATGAATGAATCACTGTCGGAGAAGCACAAATGAAGAATAAGAAAAGTTTTAGTGTAACTTGTAATTTAGATATAGACGAAGATAATAACATACTAGGATCACATGAGGAATCTCATTCAGAAGATATACATGACATGCTAGTTGACACCGTTTACGATATAGACGATGTATCAATGACTAACTTAATAGTGAAGGAGAAAAATATATGAACGGACAAGAACTATCAGATAAATCTTATTATGATAAGTTTACTGAAGATGGAATACCTAAGAATGATTTAGCTGCCTACAGCCAGTGGGTAGAAGGTAAGATGCTTACAAAAGGAAGAGATAGACAGATAGAAAATACACTAGGTCTTGTAGGTGAAGCAGGAGAAGTGGCTGAGAAATTAAAAAAGTCTATTAGAGACTACTCTATGTTTGATAAGGAAGGATGCTTACAGGAATTGGGTGACGTTTTATTTTATGTTGCCGCACTTGCAAACTTCTATGGAGGATCTTTACAAACTATAGCGGAAATGAATGTTAAGAAACTAGATGATAGACAACTACGTGGTGTATTACAGGGATCAGGAGATAACCGATGAAGACTAATAAAAAGAAAATCAACGTTGTGCAAGCAAAAGATAATTACTTACCTACAGACTATCAGACCTTTATACATAAGTCGCGTTATGCACGTTGGCTAGACAAAGAAGGACGCAGAGAAACTTGGTCTGAAACAGTAGCACGTTACATGGATAACGTTGTACGTCCTTTGGCAGGAAATGATACTTATATTAATAACATTGAAGATGCTATCTTAGGCTTAGAAGTGATGCCTAGTATGCGCTCATTGATGGTTGCAGGAAAGGCAGCAGAGCGTGACAATATTTCTATGTATAACTGCTCTTATTTAGCTGTAGATAATATTGTAGCTTTTGATGAAGCAATGCATATACTTATGTGTGGAACTGGCGTTGGGTTCTCTGTAGAGCGTCAATACATAGAAAAACTTCCTGAAGTACCTACTTTATTTGATAGTGAAACTAATATTGTAGTAAAGGATAGCAAAGAAGGTTGGGCTAAATCTCTACGTCAACTTATTGCTCTCTTGTATAGTGGTGAGATACCTACTTGGGATGTAAGTAGAGTTCGCCCTGCAGGTGCTAGATTAAAAACATTTGGAGGTAGAGCCAGTGGTCCTGCACCTCTTGTAGATCTATTTAACTTTACCATAGCTACATTTAAAAATGCACAGGGTAGGCAACTAACTTCTATAGAATGTCACGACATAATGTGTAAGATTGGTGAAGTCGTAGTTGTGGGAGGAGTAAGGCGAAGTGCCATGATCTCTCTCTCAAACTTAGAAGATGATAAGATGCGACATGCTAAGTCAGGTGCTTGGTGGGAAAATGAACCACAAAGAGCCTTGGCTAATAACAGTGTATGCTACACAGTGAAGCCTGACAGCGCAGAGTTTATGCGAGAATGGATGTCTTTAGTTGAATCAGGTAGCGGTGAAAGAGGTATCTTTAACAGAGAGGCTTCTAAGAAACAAGCTGCTAAGAATGGCAGAAGGGATGCTACTTATGATTTCGGCTGCAACCCTTGTTCTGAAATAATTTTACGGAATGGACAAGTTTGTAATTTAACGGAGGTAGTAGTACGTGCAACAGATGGTATTGAAGACCTTGAAAGAAAAGTTCGTATCGCTACGATCTTGGGTACTATTCAATCTACTTACACGAAGTTCCCCTACTTGCGAAAGATGTGGGTGCGAAACACAGAAGAAGAACGCCTGTTGGGTGTGTCACTCACAGGGTTAATGGATAACACTTTACTTACAAATCAAAACTCTGGATTGGAGAAAACCCTTGAGCATCTACGTTCTATTGCTATCCTCACTAATTCTGAGTGGGCTAACCGTCTTGGCATCCCTGTATCTACTGCTATTACAACGGTTAAACCATCTGGAACAGTATCACAACTTGTGTCATCTAGCAGTGGCATCCACCCTCGTCACTCCCCCTATTATATTCGTACTGTTAGGGGTGATACTAAAGATCCATTAACGCAGTTTATGAAAGATCAGAAAATACCTAACGCTCCATGCGTGATGAAGCCTGACACTACAGTAGTGTTTAGCTTTCCTATGAAGTCACCTTCAGGTGCAATTTGTACTAAAGATGTTTCTGCATTAGATCAACTTAAAATGTGGTTGACGTATCAGAGGCATTGGTGTGAACATAAGCCTAGTATAACTGTAAACGTAAGACCTGATGAATGGCTATCTGTAGGAGCTTTTGTGTATGAACACTTTGATGAAATGAGTGGTGTATCTTTCTTGCCCTTCAATGAGCATACCTATCAGCAAGCACCTTATCAGGACTGTAGTAAAAGAGACTATGAAATGCTTTTAGATTTAATGCCTAAAGAAATTGATTGGGGTAGTTTTGCTGAGTATGAAAAAGAAGATAATACAGCAGGTAGTCAGACACTAGCGTGTTCTGGTGATAGCTGTGAAATTGTAGATCTAACATAGAAAGGAGGTAATATGCTTATAACTATATTTACAGGACTAGTACAGGTAACTCTAGCTTCAACAGTTGTACTTGCTGCTGTTGACACAACAACACAATTAGTTACGACTATTGTAACTGCTATATAACCCTCACACCTTGGCAAGTGTATAAACTGCCATACAAGGAAGTTATTATGCAATTAGAGTTATTGAATTTACCTAAAGTAATACTAGGAGATTCTAAAGTCTGTAAAAAGTGTAAAGAAACTTTACCTCTTTCATATTTTAGATTATACAGAAGAGCTACTGGAGATAGAGAATCCAGAGATAGTAAATGTAAAATATGTTCTCGTAAACAAAACGATATAGCAGATTTACTTAGAAAAACTGCACCTGAATATAAAGGGTATTGTGAATGCTGTGGAAAAAAAGAGGATAAACCTGTTTTAGATCACTGCCATAATACAGAAAAATTTAGAGGTTGGTTATGCGCTCCTTGTAATTTAGGTATAGGAACTTTAGGAGATACAATTAAAGATGTAGAGAATGCATTAAAGTATTTAAAGGTACAAGCTTCAACTTCTAATGAGGTAAAAAAATGAAGATTGAAAATGAGGCTAAAATGCATATGCACATTAAAGCAGAAAAGTTTAATAAAGAAGTTTCATCTAAGTTTAAAGAAGTAGAAAATTTCATTAATAATAAATGCTGGAACAGCCAAGAAAGAGAGCAGAGCCTTATGCATTTACAGTCTGCACTACTATGGACTAAGCATGCCGTTGACAGGTTTGGACACAAATAAAAAGGGATGCCGAAGCACCCCTAAATAAATCTTGCTTGCTCACAGGACGTTTACCCTTAATCGTGGGGTACAGTTCATCTAAACCCCAAACCTGCCTGTGAACCCACTTTAAATGGCTCTATAGCTGATAATCATCTTCTAGTAGATCTACGAAGTCTACAAATACATCTAGCTCTGTAAAGCTAAAGTCTTCTAGAGGGCTTTCTATGCCATACTTTCTTTGCATAAAACCCATTGCCTCTCTTCTTAATTCTTTATTACCTTTTCTGCTTGCAAGATTAGCTAGACGTAAACGTTGACCTTCTAATCCTTTTCTTCCATCTGTTACATCAGCACGAGATTGTTTCTTTACTTCTCTTAGCATACTCTTCAGCATAGACCTTCGTTCTGTAAGACCAGCTTTTTTAAACTTTTCAGAATAAAGAAGTTTCTGCGTATTTCTCTCTAGTGAAGGTGCTATAACTTCATTAAGTAACCTATCATATGTAGGCATTTTAGTTCTTTCACTAGCTTTCCAAGGGTGCATTTCTGCCATTGAATAAGCTTTTTCAGTAGCAGTACGTCCTTGTTTAACGTTTACACCAAACAGTCTTGCAAAAGGATTGGCATCATACACCTGTCCTTCTCTTGTAGCTACTCTTAACTCATCACCTGTTAAAGTTTCTGTCTTACCTATAAATGCTTCTATTATATTATCCATATATTTAGTAGCAGATTGTGTAAAAACAGCCCCACCACTTTCCGCTTGACGTACATCTTTTGCTACATCATTCTCCAGGATATACCCAAATGTTCTATTAACAGCATCTAAAGGTCTAGTTACACCTGCTAAAATGTTTCCTGAAAATTTACCAAAAGCTTTATAATCTGGTCCTCTTGCTCCTTCTACACCTGCATTAGATATTACATCCATTATATTTAGTAGATCATTTCCAAACTGAGCATCTTTCACAAGTTGACCTACAGCAAGTTGTGATGCCGTTTCTAAATTAAGTTCAGGAGGTATAGGATCTCCATCTAACCTAAGTCTTACATGTCTTGCTAAAGCTAAATACATAGATAAAGGAAACGTGTTCTTTACATCTATAATTGTACCACCGTCACCTTCTATTTCATTGTAAGCTAATCCTTTTTCTACTCTTTCTTTATCTGCTTGTGCAAGGGAATACAAAAATGTTGTTCCTACAGTAGCACGAGCAAAAGCTTCTGTTTCATTTATGTCTACACCTTCTTTTTTAGATCTTTTAGCAATTCTAGATGCCATCCTCATACCTGCTCCACCATAAGCAAGAGGACTCCATTTATAGGAAGAAGCTACTACGTTGTTAAAAAATCTTCCGAAGGGAAGAATAGTACCCAATAAAGGTGTATTAGAGAGATTTTCTACAAATTTAGCTGCTGACGCTAAAAATTCTCCTGTTACACCACTGTTTTGTCTAGCAACCGTATAATTCTTAGAAAATACGGATTCTAATGTTGTTCCTAAAGCTGTATTAGCCATATCTTCTGATATTAAATTGGTATTACCATCTTGCAAGAGTTGTTTAAGTGTAGTTCCATTTTCATATACAGACCTGAGAACTTCATTATCACTTAATCGAATAGCTTTATCAAGTTCAGACATATACATCTGAGATTTTGTCCAATTGTCTTGTATACGAACCCCTGTAAGTTGATTCATAGCTGTAGTAATAGCTTCAATAGTTTTATATGTTTTACTAGTAGGGTCTAACTTGTACTTTTCTGAGGTAGCTTCAACTCCTCCTGTAATAGTTTGCATTAATTTTTTAGATATTTCAGGATTAGAATCTAAAAATTCCATATAAGCATCACGAGTAGTATATGGGTCCATGAAGTTTAACATTTTTTGATGCTGCATCGCTAAAAGAGCTTTGCCTTTTCTTAAAGTTTCTGTACCAACATCAGTATTTCTACCACCTTGTGCTAAACCTAGTGCTAGATATCTTCCTCCATTAAGTATGTCAGCAAAAGTTTGTCCTATTGCAAATTGACCAAAGCCTACAACGTTTAAAGCTGTTGTTTGAGGAGATGACACTAAAAGTCTTTTCCAAACAGATTGAGCATATGCTAACTTACTGGCCTGAGTTTTTCCAAGTACAGACAATTCTTCATCAATTACTTTTCCACTATTTTCAACAAGTGCATTTACTTTAAAGTCAGACGAAAGTAATCCTGAATTAATCATTTTCTTTATTTGACCATAAGCATTTAAACCTCTACCCCAATCAGAGGCGGTCCTTGCTAGCTGAACTGATAAAGATTTATTGTCTGCTAACTCCCCAAGTGTAACACCAGTTAAAGGTTCTATGAGTTTATTAATCCTTGCCAACTCTTGTTCAGGCAAAAGAAGAGCTACATTTGTCACATAGTCTGTAACATGTTTTTCATCCGTCATTGGCAGATTTATGTCTTTCATTGCTTTAGATAAACCGCCTTTTCTATCTGCTCCAAACAAAATGTTTATTACTAAGTCTACAGGCATTGCCGACTTACTTATTTCTGAACCTTCTTTGACTTTAGTAGCCCAATTTTCTACATCAACAGTTAACTGCTTAGATATTATTTTAGAATCTGCTTTAGACATAGGAACTTTATATTTATCTAATAGGTTTTTAGATACTTTATCTTCTGCAGACATTGAAACTAAATTAGATTTACCTTTAAACTTAGTAGCAGCCAAAGCTGCTCCACCACCAACTGCGCCCATTATACTACTAAGACCAGTTTGCAAAGCTGAATACTCTTCTTGTGCGCCTACATCTAACATAATGTTTTGATATTCTACATCTTGAAATACTGCAAAAGCAGAATCAGCTACTGTAGCATACAGAAGACCTTTCTTAGTAGCAGCTTTGAAAAGATCTTCTTGAGCCTCTTTTTTTGCAGTTTCAAAAGATGCCTTTCTAAAAAGATAGTTACCCTCTTTAGCTACTTTTTGAAAAACTTTTCCTGCAGATTTAGTAGATGCTCCTGCAGCTACAAACCTAGATGCTGCTTCTACGGCTGCTTCATTAGCTTTCTTTTTAGCAGCCTGTTTAGTAAGTCCATCTTTTATAGAGTTTCTACCTGCAGCCCTTACAGCAGCTTTAACAACTTGTCTGCCAGTTAATTGTGTTCCTGCTGCACCTAATTTAGCAAATCCTCCAGTTGCAATACCTATATAGTTAGTAGGATCTTTAGCTGCTGCTTCTATGTATTGACCCACACCTTGTACAGCACCAAAGAAACCGTCATTAACAAAGACATTTCCTAATTGGTCATATACTTGATATGCTTTATTAGCTATAGCTTTTTGTTTAGGAGTAGCTTTAGATACAAATCTAGCCTCACCTGCAGTAGATACTACATTAGTATTGAAGAACCTCATATGTTCAACAAAATCATCTACTACTTCTTCATCTTTTCTAGTTGCGTAGTCTACACCTTTTCTTTCTATCATGTACTGTTTGATAGGCTCTAAGTGTTGATACTTTAGAAGATCATCTTTCTTTAAAGTAACATTTTTATCTATAGTAAAGTTGGCATCAAAAACTTCTTCCTGTTTAGAACCAAACATCTCTTCTATTTTATTATCTAAAAGACTCATTATATTATTCCACTGGATTTTCTATGTTTGTACCAAATACTTTTTCTAAGAATTCATTACTTGCTCTTCTACCAGTTTTTCTCTCACCTTCTTGGAAAGAAGATATCTTAACCTTTCTACTTAATATAGCAGAATCAGGTATCAATGCTAATTGATCTTTTGTAACAAATCTGGCTTTTAACTCTCCTGGAAATTTAACCCTGTAAAATTCTTGTACAGGATTATTTTTCATTTTAACTTGTGCTATAAGTCCTTTACTGTCTTTATCAGCTAACAATTCATCTATATCATCCCTAAAGTAATAAGTAGATGCTCCTAGTTTAGATACAGGTAAATTATTGTTTCTTCGCTCTTGCCTACTCATTTTATCCCATTGATCTTTTGTAACAGTAGTAGATACATTATCTTCTAGTGGACCAATTCTACCTTCCATAAAGTTATCTACTAATTCTTGTTGAGTAGGATCTAAGGGTATAGCTGCGCCAACTTCCTCACCTCCTACTGTAATTGTAGGTACAACAGGTTTTTCATCGTCTTCATCTGCCTCTGTAGATCCACCTACTACAGGTTCAAGGTTTAAACTATCTTCACGAGCTTCTTCTGGATCAATTATTTCTTCTTTTTTCTTAATACCCACACTAGAAATCATCTTTTCAAATTCATCTTGTGTGTAAATACCTTTCTTTATGAGCCTGTCAAAAAGATTTAGGACTGAGTTATTTTTAAAGAATGATTGTTTGTATACATCTATAGTTGATTCAATAGTAACACCAATTCTATCTTTAATATACTTAGCTTCTGCGTCTAAAGAATTTTGTGCTGCTTCACGTTTCATTTCTGGAGTTAATTCTATTGCACCATATTTTTCTCTTACAGCTCTCTCTGCATTTTCTGCAAAAGCTTTAAACTCATCTGAATCCTCAATATTTACAATTGCTTCATTTAGTGATATGGACCAATCAGCACCTTTCTCTTCACCCATTGTAGGAAGTTTAGTGTAGTTTAAATAGCTGGATTCCATACCTGCCATTTTAGAATATTCAGGTTCAGCAACCATGTCGTTAATTTGTTGTACAGACAGATCTCCTGCAAAGGGAGTACTTCCCAATTTTCTTTTCATTTCTTCGTCTGCAGATAGTCCTAACATTTTAGCCCAACCAGGAATTTCTGCTTTTGGTTCAGCTACTGTTTTATTAGCACCATATACTTGTCTAGCCATTTCTTCATACGTAGGATATTTCATGTCTGGTATATCGGATATATCTATCAGTGCTTCTACTTCATCAGGAGAAAGTTTTGTAACACCTGAACCCATAGAATCTCTTGCTTCAGACAGTTTTTGATGAAACTCTTGTATTCCAGCCATTCCGTTATTAAATGCAGCAGCTATCTGTGCATCATTTGCACCTAAAGCTTTTGCTGCGTAGGCTAACCTAGCACCTTCTGTAGCCCTCTGACCACGTATCTTTACATTAGCTAAATTTTGTCTAGCTAAAGTTTCTTCGCGGTCTTTACGCTCTTCAGCTTTATCTTCTCTAGTATCTATTTCTTTATTTAATTGCTGAAGAAAAGTACCAGCAAAATCTCTTAAAAAACTCATCTTTAAACTCCTCTAGCCATTAAGCCCATACTAGGAGCTTCTTCAGTATTTACTTCTTCTTCCATAGGGGCTTCTTCAGCTACAGGTTCATCTGGCATATCTTCACTCATAGAGTTGGTCATGCTTTCAAGTAATTCTGTACCTTCATCTTTCTCTGGATTATCGTCCATGTATTTCTTTACTAGAGCTAAGAACCTATCTTTCTCTTTTCTTTCTGCTCTCCTCTTAGGATCTTTTCTGTCTACAATAACATCTACTCCTATCTCACTCGCTAAAGCTTGTAAGAATAAACTGAGTGTAGGAGCAGCAAGCATTCCTGCATCTAAGGTGTGCATACCCTTCATCACGCCCTGTGTATAAGTTCCTTCAACGACAGCCTTTACAGATGCTCCTGCTTGTAGCATAGCCATTACATCATCAACAACTTCTGGATTAGTAAACTTTTCAATGTAAAACTTTATAACGTCTTCTACCTTAGACATCTCAGAAGGGTTCTCCCAAGGCGTATTTCTAGGCTCTGTAGTCAACGATTGGCCGGGTATGGGTGCTTCAAACATATTTATATCCTACTTAGTAAAACCTGCGCCAAAGTATAAACCTACAATGGCTGAGACTATGTGTGTATCTAATGGTGTTATAACAAAACCTCTTGCAGCTTTCCATTGGATTGCTTCTTCAGGTCCAAACAGGAAGTTCATAAAACCACCTTGTATTTCTGTGTATCCTACAATAACACTAACTTCAGGATACCATACTGCTACTAACTTGGGAAGTACTATAATAGATCCTACAGCAGATAAGGCTATAATTCTTCTTGTCCAAGCAAAATGTTTATCAGTTTTACCTGCTTCTCTCGCTTTATCAACTTGGTCGGCACTAAACTGAGCATTGGCAAGTAACATTTTATTCTGCTCTTGCTTGTTCTTAGTGCTTTGACCCCAGATAGACATTACTCCACCTAGTACAGTAGAGAAAAGCATGGTTATAAGTTCTAATGGAAGTCCAAACATATTAAGTCCAATCCTCTGGTCTACCTAAATTAATAATAATAGGTGATCCTTCATTCTTACTACTGTCTTTGTAGCCTCTGCTACCTAAAAGAAAACCTATGTTGTGGAAGCCTGACAATTTACCTATCTTTCCACTCATCATAGCTCTAATAGTTGCAGAAATACCTTGTGCGGTAGTATAGTTTTTCTCAAAATCTTCTGTCTTTACTACTGGATACTTTCCATTTTTATCAGGGTTTGCATCATAGTCTGTATAGAACTCATAATCATATGTATCTCTTACTATAACTTCACCAGCATCGTTCTTCATCAAGGTAGTATCTCCTACACTAAAATAAGCAGACACATTTGCAGGTAAGTTAAGCATAGAGCCATCTTCACCTGTTCTAACTTGTAGTGGATCTGTTTTATTTGTGATGCCGTAATCACTCTTTTTAACTAACCCTAAACCTTTATCATTAAATATTGATTTATACACACTTAATTCTTCGTCTGTAAGGGAATTTTCATCTAATACTTTTCCCTTTGCCCATCCTGTAACATCTTTTATAAGGTATTTAGCTGGAGTAGATGTAACTAGTTTAGCATAAGGTTCTAATTCTTTTGCAGCTTTACTCACAAGAAAAGGCGGTATTAAAGCTGTTCCTACAGGTGTAACACTTGTTCCTACTTTTCCAGAAGTTTCTGTCCACTGCTTTAGTTCAGGAAAAGAATCTCTTAAAATATCTTTATTTTCTTCTGCAAACTTTTCACCTTCAGCAGTCCAGCCAAATGCTTCTATTACGGCTTTAGTATACTCTGTACCCTTTGTATCAAATGCATCACTTCCTACTACGCCAGTAAATAAGAACTCTGCTGCTGCAGTAGCACCTTGATTGTGTGCATATCCCAATACTCCAAGCTGCTCTTCTTTACTCATATTTCTATATTCACCTGAAACACGAGTTAGCTCTTTGTGATTTCTATCTGTGTACTCTTTAAATAACTCTTCTTGTTTGTCTGGATCAGCTAAAAGTGCTTTGATTTTAGCACTACTATATCCGTAGTTTAAATCTGTAAGTGCCTGTTTACCTAGTTGATATTTACCAACATAAGTATTTCCTGCACCTCCCATTATATTGTACTTACCCTTACTCTCTATTTGTGAAATAACATCAGAATAAAGAGATAAGTCTTTTGCATCAAAAGCTATAGGTACAGCTTTACTATTTGGCTTATCAGGAAAAGCTTGTACAGAACTACTTCTTAGTAAACTTAATACATCAGATGTTAATACACCTGTTATTTCTAAACCGTGTTGTGCTTGTAGTTTTCTAACAGCCCTTTTAGTACCATTTCCAATTTTACCATCTACACCATATGGAGTATAACCCATTTTTGTTAGTAAAGTTTGAGCGTTTTTAATTTCAGAAGTATTAGTAAGTTCTTTTTTCATGTCTCTTGATACAGCAATTTTATATTTAGACATAATAGAAGGAGACATTAAACCTGAAGGATCTACACCTTTAGGAGCTTTAGGAGGAATAAAGAAGTTTTTAATTCTGTCAAATACTCCTTTAGGCTTTGGTGCTGCCATTCCTAATGCTTCTGGTCCTTCTAATTCTTCTACACCTCTAGACGTTATATTTTGTTTAGGTGGTTTAGGTATCTGCATATTAGCGGCTTTATATATAGAGTTTCCACTAGTATCTACCTTTTTAACAGGAGGAAGCTTACCTTCATCCCTGAACCTCTTGCCAAATCTGTCTACTTGGTTTTTAGACCAACTAGATTCTTTTTGTTTTGTCTCAACAACTGGTTTATTCTTTTCAGGACGTTTAATTATACTCTCAGGTCTAAGCTTTGGTCTTTGATTAAATGGCTTAAAAGAGAATTTTCCCTCAAAGGCTTCTGATCTATTTTCTGGCATGTAATAGTGTCCTTTATGTCCAGAATGTATCTGCGTAATTAACGGCAAGTCTTGCAAGGAAACCTGCACCAGCAGTGGTGAGGAGGTCAGGGCTAGAGTCAAGAGTAGCATCAGCATCAATCTTTGCAACCATAAGCTTCATATCACGTTCCATTGCGTTCTCTGCAGAAGTCCAAGCCCATGCCATTAGGTCACGCTCTTTTTGTAATATGTTATTATAGTTTGTTACAGTTAAATTGTTTTCAGCAAGTGCTGCATCTCGATTTGCTTGATTGTCTGCAGCATTCTCTGTTGTGGTAATAGCCTGTATCCAATTAGCATTAGCTTGTGCTACAACTAAATGATTAGCGGCATTAAACTGATCTCTTAAATTATCTTGAGAAGTATTAAAGTTGGCAAGCGCATTAGCTTCGCCTGTATTAAACTCATTCATTGCATTCTTTTGACTAACATTAAACTGCCCTATAGCTTGCGTCAAGGTTGCTATATACTGATTTCTTTGATTATCTGACGTAGCGTTAAATTGTAGAGCAGCATTTTCTGCAGTACGATCTGTTAGAATAGCATTAACATTTTCTTGTGCCTTGATAGTCTCTACTTGCTGTTGTCTATCTAAGTTAGACATATCCATTTCTAAGAAAGCTCTAGCATTAGAAACTTTGGCTCTGTTTACGTTATCTAAGTTTGTCATGTCTAAAGTAGTCATAGCAGCAGCGTCAGCTAGTGTCTTAGCATTTCTAGCATCTAGGTTTGCTATATCAACAGTCTGTGCCATTTGTGCATTTTCTAAAGCTATAGTTACTTCAGCATTATAGTTAGTGTCTGCAATCTTAGTAATCGTTGTAGCATTATTAACACGAGTTTGAAACTCTTGGTCAAACTCTAAGTCTAAAAACTTCGCTCTTTCTTGTGCAGCAAATAGTGCAGCTTCTTGTTTACGATCTAAATTGTCTGATTCAAATGTAGCGAATGTAGCAGCGTCTGTTTGTGCTATAGGTAAAGCAGCTTCCATAGCGGCTTGTATTGCAGCTTGCCCTGCCATTGAAGAAGCACTTAATCCTCTAGCAGCCATAAGTGCTGCAGCATCACGCATAGCACCTGCAGCCCAAGTAGGAGGTTTGCCTGTTTCAAAGTCTTTCATAAGGCCAGTAAGTTGACCTGCTACAGTTGCATCAGTAGAGGGCGCACCTGTAACTGCTTCAAAGTTTACTTCATCTGCTACTCTTTGTTGGTCAACAACCGACCCTTCGATCATTTCCCCTTCTTGAACAGTACGTTTTTCTGGGGCTTCTACTCTCTGTGCTTCATTTATTTGATCTATACTAAGACCTAGTTGAGCTAAGTCTTCTGGATTCATAGTTGAGGCTTCTACTAAAGCTTCCTCACTAGGCTTACCTGTAGCAGCAACTAATCTATTCATTATTTCTTGTACAGAAGCCTCTGATTTTAAAGGGGTGTACGTTACATTAGCTGCTACATCAGGTACAACCATATCATCTTCGATTGTGGCTTGTTGTAAAGTAGATTGTGTTGCATCACCTGCACTAACCCCTGCAGTAGCTTTATCTATTTTACCTTCTGTCTTTTCTGTATCTGTAACTGTAGACGTATCAGCTTTTTTTACCATACTACCAGGATCAGTAGATACTTTTGTCTTTGCTTCAGTAGCAGTATCTATACCTACACTACTAAGCATAGCATCTGCAGACTGCACCGCTGCTTCAGCAGCAGCTACACCAGAAGTTGCTGTAGTAATAGCTTTTTTGTAAGCCTCGTTAGAAGGATCTTTTATTAAGTTATCGTTAGCTACCTGTAGAGCCAATCTTTCATTAGATAATTTTTGTTGTGCTGCATTTAAGTTTATTTGATTTGCACTAATATTAGGATCAACATCACCACCTTCTACATAACCACTAGGCATGTAGCCGCCTTTAGACATTGTAATTCTCTCTTGTGCCAACTGTGTCATTTTACCTACACGAGATGCAGCACCTGGATTTGATTGTAAGAACAGATTTTGTTCATCTGCTTGCATACCCTGCATTTCAGGTATAATCTTTCCCATCTGTTCTGGTGTAAATCCACCGAATTTTTTAGCCATTTGTAATGTCCTTACTAGTTACCTAATTTCATCCAGATTGCAGCCCCGATGAAGGTAAATACTGCTATAGTGGTTATTTTAATAAACGTATTCCATATGCTATGCCTAGTAGATCTCCACGTATCTAATAAGCTTCTTATCTCTCTTATGTCTGCTGTAGCAGAATCATCATTAAGACCTAACTCTCGTATAGCCTGATTAGCACCTTTCATAGCTGCGCGATCTAGCATAGCCTCAAGTTCTTCAGGTGTTAAGTTTATAGTATTCATCTTATGATTCTAAAGCTACAATACGAGCTTCTAACTCTTGTATAGTTTTAACTAATAGAGGGATCATCTTAGAGTAATCTAATGATTGCATTTCATCACCATCTTTAGCTCCATGAACAGCATCAGGCACTACTGCAGATACTTCATGTGCAATAAAACCATCTACTAAAGTATTAGTTTCATCTGCAATCCAGTTATAACGTGCTGGTTTAAGCTGCTTTAAACGAGTTGTAGCATCCCAAGTGTAATCTATGTTTTCTTTAAGTCTATAGTCTGAAGTAGCACTAAAGCTTGCGCCCCTAACAATTCCTGGTGTGTCTATTGTTACCGCACTGCTACTACCATATACATATAGAAGATCTCTAATATAGGTTCTTGTTCCTTCAATTATCAATCTAGAAGTACTAGCATTAGCACCAACTTCAAATCTAATTTCTTTGTTTCCAGCACCTCCATTGCTAGAAGAATCATCAGCAAAAATAATACTATGAGAATTAGCGTGTGATCTTATTTCTTTATTCTCAGCGATGAGAATCATGCCATTTAAAACTTTAAAACTACCAGTGCCATTGTTAAAGGTTATTCCAGATCCAAGGGAAGAACTAGTTTTAGGTGTATAGTAGCCACTACTCATTTGGCCTAACATAACAGGTGTTTCACTTTGAGTATTAGTTAAATCATCAGATTTTATTTGAGGTGCGCCATTGTCAACAGCACGAATTAAATTACCTTCTAGAGTAGTAAATGAAGCCGTTTCAGTACCATTCCCTACAAGACCACTACTTCCACTTGCTTCTGCTGATGATATAGCTGTAATATGCCCATATGCATCTAGTGTTATATCTTGAATAAAGTTTTGACCAGAGTTATCTACAGAAGCTTGGCTAGATGTATCAGCATGAGATATAGTTCTATTTGTAGTTAAATCTCCTCCTCCTGTAAGTCCTGCTCCTGCACTTACTGTTCTAGTAGCAGTTGCGTAGTCTGAAGAAGAAAAGGCTTTAACTTGTGCAAGATTAGTTACTTCAGAATCCATAAGCGCACCAGCCGCCGTTACATTAGTCGCATCTGTAACGTCTGCATTAGATTCTACAGAATTTAGTTTTGTATGGTCTGCGTCAGTAAAGACGTTACTATCAGTTGCAGCCTCTACTAGAGTTCTTATTTCACTTGCATTTTGATCAGCAGTTGCTCCATTTTCTATTCCAGCCAGTTTTGTTCCCATAACGGCTAAGTCTTGACCATCTACAGTTCCACCTACAGTAATATTACCTGTTACACCTAATGTACCAGCTAATTGTGTGTTAGCACCTGTAAGAGTAATAGCTGTAGTTGTTCCTGACTTAATTGTAAGATTACTACTGGTGTTGGTTAGTGTTCCAAAAGTAGTGCCATTAGATGCTAACACAACATCATTACTAGCTGCATCAAGAGTAATATCCCCGACAACATCAAAAGTAAGGCCACCAGAGGATACTGCATACACATTATCAGCAATACTACTAAAACCGTTAACACCGTGAATAGAAGAATCTGCGTATAGTACACCATCAAAATAACCATCTTTAAATTGTACAGTTGACGAGCCTAAGTCCAAAGTATTCGTAGTCTTAGGTAATACAGTTGAGGAGCTTATAACAAGATCTTGACTTGGACCTACTTTAGTAATAGGCGCACCCTCTGCTGCAGTACCATCATGTGTGTGACCAGATGAAGCATTGAATGCAGCCTCTACAGCATTGTATTCACCATCTAAGTCATTAGCATTAATAACGTTACCATTAGCAATGTTATTTGCTGTATCTGTACGAGTGTAACCTGCCATTGTTTAGTCCTTACTGTCTATCATTTGCTTTATACTCTAACAAAGCTGTGTCGAGTGTAAAAGTTGGATTAGTTGAGTTGTCTTCTATACGTATTGCTACCGTTTTACCTGAACCTACTAATGTAGTAGAATATAGTTTATCTAATTCTCCACCAAACTTTGATGTATT